CAGGCTGCCGCTCCGGCTGCCCCCAGCGCCGCTGATGAGCTTTTGAAGTTTAAACAGCTACTGGATATGGGGGCCATCACGGAAGCGGAGTACAGCGCAAAGAAATCTCAGCTGCTTGGCCTGTGAACTTGTTTACAACTGAATTTTACAACGGTTTGGCGTAAACGTCAATCGATTTTAATGTTGAAAAAAATCGCCAAAAATTTGAGATTTGCGCTGAATCGCGCGATTTACGCGCACTTTTAAGCGAAAAACGCGCGGTTTACGCTGACTTCGCGCAAAATATGCGCGTTGTTACTGGTTGCCGGTGTCCACTTGCTGCATTTTTTGCAGCAGCTGGGCGGCGCACTCCCCGCCGGGGCTTACCGATGCGGCGCGCAGGGTGTGCAGGCCGGTGATCTTGCGGTTGGCGTACATGGCGGCAAGGGCTTGCTGCTCCGGGGTCATATCAACGTAGCAGGCAAGCGCGGCGCGGATGTGGTTGCAGAAACAGGCGGTCTTTTTGTTAGTCATGGCTCAATCCTCCCAAGGTTGCGGGGTTTTGGCTGTGCCGGTAAGCACGCTGGCGGGCATTCCGTCAATGATGGTCATTTCCGGGTCGAGGTTGCTTGTTTGACCGTTTTTCATTTTGTTTTCCTCCTGATTTTTGGTAATTGTGTCAACTTATGTACCAAATTCTACCATGCGCCAGTGGAAAATGAAATCAGAGAAAATTTTGTCGAATGGCGCAGATTTTTTCTGCGCCATTTTTTGTTTTTTTCACGCATTATATTTGAGGGGGAAGGGTGTGTATGAGTTATTTTACGGCTGTAAAAATTGGTGCTGCGCTTGCAAAGGCGCGTGTGCAAGCGGGCTTGAGCCAGCGCGAGATGGCGTGCATGATCGAGAAGAACGAGCGCACCGTGCAGAACTGGGAGAAAGGGCAGTCCAGCCCGGACGGTGACGAGATCATGGATTGGTTTACTGCTTGCGGGGCGTCACCGCTTGCGGCAATGCAGGAGATGCTACACCCGGAACTGTACCGGCTGCAGGTCACCGACATGACGGACGAGGAACTGGATGAAGCCATTGCGAACTTTTTGGACAATTCTTCCCGGATCGTCAAAGAGATGATCCTGTTTATCGTGCTGGGCAAGCATGGCAGCTATCCCCCGGCGGTGATTGCCGAGATCTGCGCGAACCTGCACACGCCGCTGCAGAATAAGGTTTCGGTCTGCGGTCAGGTGCTGGATAACTACAACTGCGCTGTTGCCACCCACACAGACCCCGTGCCGGATGATGTGCACCCGCCGGTGGAACTGCTGACTACTGCGTACAAGTCGGGCAAGGAAGCGTCCAGACGAGGGGAAACATCCTACACAACAAAGAGAGGGCGGAAAGAATGAACTGCATAAGATGCAAGCGACAGATCCCGGGCGGCGCTGCATTCTGCCCATGGTGCGGCAAGCGCTTGCCGGATACCGCACCGCCCGCGCAAAGAAAAAAGCGCCGCCGTCCAAGAGGCAGCGGCACAGTGTGCTCTTGTGTATGGAGGTAGATTTTATGAAAAAACGGGTCAACACGGCATTTTGGGTGGAAAAGGAAAAGCGCTGGTGCATCGCGGTTCAGAAGAACGGCACCCGCAAGCGGTTTTACAGCAGCACGCCGGGCCGAACAGGACAACGGGAAGCAAACGCAAAAGCGGATGCATGGCTTGATGATAGCATCAGAGACGGAAAAAAGAAAGTCAGTGTCCTTTATTCGGAGTGGGTGGAAGAGCTGAAGCTGACTTGCGGGACGTCCTATGTGACACAATGCCAGCGTTACGGAGACTGCTACATCCTGCCGACCTGTGGGAATATCCGCATTGACGAGCTGACCGAGGGCGATCTTCAAAAGGCAATCGACGTTTCGTTCCGGAAGCGCTCACAGAAAAAGAACCAGCGCAAGCCCATCTCAAACCAGCCGTTGAGCCGAAAGACGCTTATGACGATCCGGGCTGCGGAAACCGCCTTTGTCAAGTGGTGCAGGAAAAACCGGTACACCACGCTCCACCCCGACCTGTCTATCCCGAAGAATGCCAGGATGGGGAAACGCACGATCTTGCAGCCCACCGCCCTGAAGGTTCTGTTTAGCGTAGACACCCGCACCTACTATGGAAAACTGGTATTTGATGAATATATCTACGCCTACCGATTTGCAGTTGCGACCGGCCTGCGCCCCGGGGAGCTGATTGGTCTCTGGTATGGTGACATCAAGGGGAACACGGTCAACCTTCGGCGCAGCATCAACGTGCACCGGGAGCAGACCACCGGAAAGAATGAAAACGCCATCCGCTCTTTTGACATGGGCAAGGAAGCACGGGATGCTTATGAGGCGCAGGTACAGCTCCTAAAGGCTCAAGGCATACTGCTACAATACAATACGCCGCTGTTTCAGATTCCGTCAGAGCATGCGCTCTATCGCCGCTGGGAATCGTATCAGGAAGCAAACGGGCTTGAGCCGAAAGTCTCGCTTTACGAGCTGCGGCACACCTTTGTCAGCGTTGAATCAAGCGTCCTGACTGACAGCCAGCTAAAAATGCTGGTTGGTCACAGCAAGAACATGGACACTTCCGGGGTGTACCATCATGAATTGCAGGGCCAGCGAGAAGATTTGGCGGCTGCAACGACCGCTGCATTCAGGAAGGCTCAAGGGTGATTCTGGTAACACATTTGGTAACACTCTTTTTTCTAAATGTCAAAAAACGAATCGGGCATAACCCAACAAATCCGTATTATTCCTTCGTCCTTTCGTGCATCCCAGATGAATTTTTGACGACAATCCATCATTTTTAATTGTTCGACTCCCATCGCCTCCACCAACATAAAAGCCACCTGAAAACTTACGTTTTTCAGGTGGCTTTTGCTATATCTGCTATACCTGCTATTCTGTTACGCCAGATCCGGCAGGATATCCGACCACAGAGCCTGCTCCTGCCGCAAGGCATCAAAGCAGCAGTCCAGATACATTTTGTTGACCGCGGCAAAAATGGTGCTGCGCAGCAGCAGACGCTCGTCGTTGAGCGTAGTCTCCGGCTGGGCTGTCTTGCCGCCGAACACCACGGAAAGACTGGCCTCTAACTCCTCGCAGAAGATATCGTAGGCTGTCCCGGCGGAGCAGTGCTCCCGCTGCATTTTGAACAGGGTGTCGATGTTTTCAATCGAGAGCACCGTTTTGGAGACTGCAATGTACATCAGGGATGCAATCTGGTCCCGGGTGTATTTTTTGCGGATGGGGTGATCCACCACCCCTTTTTTGACGTAGTTGCTTACCATAGAAGGGGTCAGCTCCACCCCGCAGAAGCTGCGGAAATAGCCGTTGACGAACTGCACCGTCTGGTCCAGATACAGCCCTACCGAGGGGAGATCGTTGTACCGGGGCAGGGCAAAGCCCGCAGCACACGCCGCAACGCGGAGTTTGGTTTCAGCTTTCATAGTATCTTGTTCCGTTCATGCTCCTGCACTTTTTGCAAGCAGGAACGTTGTTTTTGTGCAAAGGCAGAGCAATTGCTTTCCGCAAAAGTACTTCTGCCTGTGAAATAGTATACCGCATTTTGGAAAATTGGTCAACGGGCAATGAAAACTTTGTAAAAGAATTTGAGAAAACAGTTGACAGGGTTTTGAAAAACTGCTATGATGGTCACGGACAAAGGAATGACTGCGGCGTGCGCCGCTTGAAAATGGAGAAAAATATGAAAAGCAAAATCGTTGTAGATTCCTCTGCAAATGTGTACGAGCTCCCCGATGTAGGGTTTGCCTGCGTGCCGCTGAAGATCCTGACCGACGAGCAGGAGTATGTGGACACCGCAGAGGTGGATGCTCCCGCGCTGGCCGAGATGCTGCGCACCTATAAGGGCCGCACCAGCACCTCCTGCCCCAACATCTCGGACTGGATGGCTGCCTACGAGGGCGCAGACGAGGTGTATGTTGTAACCATTACCGGTACGCTGTCCGGTGCCTATAACGCTGCACTGCTGGCGGGCGAGGAGTACGAGCAGAGCCACGAGGGCGCGCGGGTCTTTGTGCTGGACAGCCTGTCTACTGGTGCGGAGTCCCGGCTGCTGGTGGAGTGTTTGGCGGCGCTGATCAAGGCCGGCAAGCCCTTTGACATCGTGTGCGAGGAGATCCGGGCGTACCATGAGCACACCCATCTGCTGTTTGCGCTGGAATCTCTGGCAAACCTTGCCCGCAATGGCCGCGTGAAGCCCGCTGTGGCTGCTGTGGCGCGGATGCT